GTACTACAGAAGTATCATCAAAATATACTCTCCAGAAGTGATCTTTATCGCAAATAATTTCTTCTTCAAATTGATTTCCTTTAAATAAAAGTTTATAACATTTTTCGGTATTTTTATAGCCTATTTTGTTTATAACTTTTGTTTGCTTTCCATATAAATCATAAACACAATCACCAATTTTTAAATCCCTAATTTTTGTAAAACCATTAGGAGTCGGGATTGGAGTGTTGTCTTTTAGCGGCTGACGAGGGAGTTTACAAATACTAAACCTATTTTCATGAAAAGTTCTAAGCATCTTTTCTTGAAATGGCCACATATTAAATGGAACAAGGCCATCATCAACGTTAACAATTTTAATATAATTTCTAGCAAAATAAACAGGATCAGCAGCGCATCTAGCTAATTCTATTAATTGTTCTTGAGTAAATTCATTGGTAACATTCGCTCTTTTTAGGAGCGGATTTCCCATGTATCGAGTTTCAGACATAATAATTAATTAATTTTTACACTTCCAACGACGCCTTGCTTTACAAATTGGTTTATCTGGGGTTTTAGAGCAATCAATATTATGCATTTCTTGTTGACCTTTTGATCTATCACAATAATTTTTTCTTCTTTTCTTTCTTTTTCCAGTAGGATTTTTTTCTGTTACGGCTGTTTGCAATTTTGAGCCAGGATTTTCTCTACGATAAGTATTAACGGCTTTTTGACTCATTCCATCGACTCTATCTTTTTTATTAACTTTTTGCCAATCTTCACTAAGTTCAGATTCTTCTTTTACTTGAACAATAGGAGTATTTGCATCCATTTCACATGGGACATAACTAATCAATCTTGCATCAGGATAAATTTTATTTACAGCATAAATGATTTCATCTCTCTTAGGAGTTCCTAATTGAGGGAAAAACATTTGGGCAGACATGTATTTCCCCCTCCAATTGACAAGAACTCTGAGTAATTGACCAGTTTGCATTGGAAGACGAGTTGTTGCCTCATCTACTGTTTTACCCCAGTTATCTGCTCCAACTTTACGGCATTTAACCAATGCACCACTATTACCAGTTATTGTAATAATTCCATTACTATTGGTTTCCTGCATCATCACCCAGGTGCTGTTTTCTGTTTCTGGGCACCACACATCAGCAATATTTTCCTCAACTAAACGTAAATTACTAGTATTTTTATACCGTTTATTACTAACATAATGACAACAATATATTGGATTAGTTGCATGTTCTTTCCATGTTACCGTACCGCCATTTAAAAATGCTGCTAATAAAAATGCATCACGATGTTCTGTATCTTTTTGCTTAAATCCGAACGATTGGTTTCCGTTTGGACTTGTATAGATATAATCTAGATCGCTAACTCCCTCTTGTTGTTCAGTTAATCTTTCCACTCGTTTTTGATTACCATCATATACTATGGCGCTAAACAACCACGTTTGACGTTGTTCTGGGCTAATGTTTAAAATATATTCTATCCAGTTATCTCCATATTTGTAAAATATATTTTTTTTAGTAGGTTGTCCTAAGTTATATTCTGCTGCAACAACTAAATGTTTGTTATTTTTATTTTTTAATAGATCACTAGTCTCAATTAAAGTCATATTATTTACTTTATTATATTTGCTTATTCTAGTTGATTTTGATTCTGGTAATTTTACCACCCATTTATGATTATCAGTTGACTCAAATACAAATCCGGTATTGCCACTTCGTAATACTTTTGTTTTTACATCTTGATAGCGATGAATATTTAATACTGGCTTAAATTCTAATATATCTTTTTCCATATTATATGTTAGTATTTTATCACCAACTTTTAATTCATTTACTGTTTTCCACCCATCTTTACATAACGCCTTAGATGTTTTTTCTGGGACGCAAGCGTAGGCACTTGGCCATACTCGATATCTAGATTTTACTTTATGATAGCAGGCATCTTTTTTTCCTTCTTTTTCTTCAAGTTCGGTTTTTACATAAGTTGGTTTTGCTGAACCAGTCTTTTCTGGTTGATTTGGATCCTTTCTATTTTTTCTGTTAAATGCTTTTTTTTCTTCCTCATCTGATAAGTTTGCTGCCATCTTAGAACTACCGCATTTTGGGGTAGATTTTTGTTCAGGTTGGCGAGCACAAGGAGCCCCAGCATAAGGACCGCCAATCTGAACCCACCCAGGAACTTTTTTACCCGTTTTAGGATCTTTCCCACTAGATTTTTTAAACCAATCTCTTAGATTAGAATCTCCAGATTTATTTTCTTCATTCATCTGCACACCTTTTTCCATCTTATTAAGCCTAGAATAATAATCAGGAATTTCATCTAGATGATGTAGTGCAATAGTTACTGCTAGATCTTTATTTTTTGTATGCTCCATTTCAACCTTTATACCCTTTTGCAATTGCTTTTCAAGTGATTCAATGGAGACTTTATGTTTTTTTGCAATTGCATTTAGCTTTTTTGGCTTTTTTGTATCACATCCTGGCTTATCACCCATCATTTCAGCCAGGATTTTATCAACAAGAGAAGTCTCTTCAAACTTTGGGAGTCTTGGCCCAAGTTTTTTTACATTAGGTAGTTGTTCTTGCGACGAAGTTGGCGCGTTTTCAATTTTTTTAACCAATCTTTGTTTTCTAGCAGTTGTTTTATGAGACTCAGGATTAATAGTGAACGAGGTATTTTCATCCATCTCAACATCAGAAGAAAGATAATCAGCAGCAATATCTAGATAATCAGAAGCCTTTGTAATTTTTGATTGAACCCATGCTGGGATTTGATGATCAGAAGTTTTAATAACTTTTTTTAATTTATTAACAGATTGTAGAATTTTATCTAGTTCAATTTGAGCCATATACCCCTCATCATCTAGTTTTTTACCTGATTGGATTTCTTTATGATCCTCTGAAAGTCTTTTCATTTTTATTCTTGTTTGTTCTTATTATTTATGGTTTTATTGGGCTTTAATTTTAATTCATTTTTTAGCATATTCAAAACTTCATTAGTAGTTCCAACAAACAGCGCATTATTGGTGACGTTGTTTGTAGTTTTTTCTTGTTCAAGATCTTTTAATTTCTTTTGAACGTCCATTAACTTCTCAGCAGAATCAGTCACAGTCTTAATTAACTGGCCGACTACTTCGTATGCTCTAGGAGAATCTGTTTCCCTGGCTAATTCAAGAATATCATTAATAGCCTCTTGTCCTTTATCAACCAAAGAAGTTAAAGTTGCTCTTGAATATTCGTAGTCTTTTTTGATGTCGGATTTTTCGGCCAGTTCCTCTTTTTTTGGTTCTATAGCCGAAGAGATAACTTCACTTTTAACTTCAATGTCAAACGCATCATTCAATTCTTTAAATTTTTTAGTCATAACCTTAAACAAAATTACTTACAAATCCCAACAAATCATTTGGAGGGATTAGATTATTATCTACTGTAGTTATATTTAATACATCAGAACCTAACACATGTAATTGTGGCTTAGTTTCGTAAAGACCTCTTATTACTTTAATTGAATCGTCGTTGACATTTTCAATGTATAAAGTCTCATTGTTAATTTGAATTAGTGATTTAGCGGTTAAATTAGAAACATCATTAACATATATTAAAGTTTCTTCAGATGAAGTATCTTTTTTAACTGTTGTCACAACAGTTCCGGTATAATTTTTTATTGCTTTTGGAGTTACAACGATATCAATATCATTGTTTATGGTATTTGAGTTTTGGCCCGCAGCAAACCCAATAGTAACTTTATTAATTATACTAGATTCTACAGAATTAGAAATTGTTCTATCATAAAAAGATATTGAAGTAGACTCTATTCCGTTTGTTTTTTGATGGCTCTCATTTATTAATACTCCAGTTTGTCCTATAGAAGTTATTGCTGTATTTGGTTTTATTAAATTACCCTTTATTATTAGACCAGGGAGAAGATTAGCTGTACTAACCCCAACAAAATTAGGAGTAGAAGAATTTAATGTGCCATTTAACGTTTGTATTAATTGATCTTTTACTATCGATGAAGAAAGAGGCAAGAACATATAAGTTTTTGCCGTAAACTTTAATGTCCAGATTAAAGCTCTTCTTTGCTCAAAATTACCCTCATAATTATCACTAAGAGATATGTTATCTAATGTAAATTTTATATCTCTTTTTTCATTGATCTCTTCAATTAAAGTTATTGTTATCGTATAGTGTGGTTGAAAATAAGGAAGAATCTGCTCCACGATTTGGAACATATCATCTTCTAGTTTAGTAAAAATACTTAATTCAAAATTAATATTATACGGAACTGGTAGATAAGATTTTCTTGTTTTATTATTATCATCAGTAGAAGTAAATGCCCGCATTGTCCCACCTTTTCTTGCGGAGTCATAAGACAAACCTACTATCTCCATAGACATCCTAGGAGTTGTAATTTGAATTGGTTTATTCAAATCTGGAGATTGCTCTAGTCTGGCTAAAAACTTTTGAGTTGGACCATATGCGAAAGAAACTTTTTGAGTTGAGACAATATCCCCAGCATCATTCTTGTGCTTGATGTAAATGTTATTAAACAGTGTGCCAAAAGCGATTACTGTTTTTCTTATTGCTTCGTAATAAAAATGTTCAAACATTATGGCACTCCGAATGGATTTCTCTCACTAAAATCAAGTATCTCGTTTGCTGCTATTTGTATATCATCATTTTGCGTATAACCATCTGTTGCTATGCTATCATTAAATTTTTCGTCTAATGTTAATAATTGATTTCCAGTTATAATTTGATAACTAGCGCCAGATTCTTGGCCAACAATTAACTCTCCTGGGGTAAATGGGCCAGATAAGTTAGATAGTTGTAATTTTAATGTTTGTGCATTCCAATCTTTTACTCTAGCAGTCATACTCGATGCACTACCAACAACTTGTTCGTTGAAGATATATGTGCCAACGCCTGCACTATATGGAGATTGAATTACTATTGTTGGAGCAGTTGTATATCCTAATCCAGCATCTACCATATTAATTGCGGATACAGAACCATTATTTAATATTGCTACAGCAATTGCTGAACTTGTTGCGGCTCCAACAAAAGTTATACTTGGTGGGGTCAAGAATCCAGAACCACCGTTAGTAACACTTACAATTCCAACAATACCATCACCTATGGTTGCAAATGCCTGAGCGCCACCACCTCCTCCTCCTATAAATGATACTGATGGAGCAACAGTATAACCAAAACCAGTATTTGTTAATTGAACAGACTGAACCCTAAAAAGAGTTTCATCAGGTTCACATAGATCTACAATACCTGAAATCATAGAAGCGATACCCGTGGCAGTTCCCCCACCAGGCGGGGCATCAGAAAATGCAACCTGAGGGGCGGTTTTATAACCATCCCCTCTATTAGTAACAGTAACAAATCTGACACCACCATTGACTATTGTAGCAGTTGCAGATGCAGTTGCTCCAACACCTAACATATTATAAATCTCAATGTACCCTTCTTCTTTTGTATTATCATCAATGAACTCAATGCCAGTGGCAATTGTTTCATTTTGATATCTAAAGAGTTCACACTTTAAATTATAAACATATGTTTTTTGTAGTTGGTAGAATGGTATTTCATGCTCAACAAATTTTATCTCAAATAATCTATCACCAAGAGGAAACCAAATTAAGTCACCTTCTTTTGGTCTGTCTGGTAATTTTATATTTGGTATATTTTTAATTAGAGGAGTAATATAAGTTTCATATCTTTCCTTTGATATAATAAGCGTAATATCATTATTTGGTTGAATGCCAAACTTACTTAAAAGTACCCCGGCTCCTTCATATCCTTCATAGGTATCAATATATGCTTCCAGTGGAAAAGTATTGCTAAATTTTGATTCTATTACTTCTCTAATTACAGTCTTTTTTGTCACATATTCTCTAGGAAGATAATAAACATCCACTCCATGAATTTGTATGGCCTCATTTATCAGATCTTGGACAAGACCTTGTTCAGTTTTAGATCCTTGAAGAAAAAATGGATTTAACATAGGTTATCCGATAAGGTCATATGGGGGTTCTTCATATGTAGAACTCATGCGTTCCATTAATACATCAATTTCTTTTTGGGCATCATCATACATTTCTCGACCATTTAATTCAACTCCACCTGGGAGTTTTACTCCTCTAAATTTAATTAAGTTTTGGCCCCATTGTCTTTTTATTAGGGAAGTTAGATATTGCTTAAGAAAACTATCATTCCAAACTTTTGTTGAGTCTGTTGGATCAAGAACTCTATAACAATCAATAAGTAAAATATTACCAGGAGAAACGGTTGCCCAATCAATATCAATATAAAGTTTAGTATCTCTTTTATTAAATCTTACCATGATATCTGGACTTAAAATCCAATCAAGGTCTTCAAGATATCTTTTGACCATAAAGTATGTTAATATATCAGTAGATCCCCAATAGTAAAGATCATTTAACAGTAACTGATATTTAAAATTAAACATACCATAACCAAGACTATTCCCGCCAAATAGTTTAAAAATTTTATTGATACCAATTATATGATCTGGTATTTCAATATAATTAGAATTTTCTCTATAGGTATAAGTCTTTGCGATTCCAACTTTAGAGGTAACTCCTTCACCAGTTTTTCCTCTTGCCCTATCAATATCTTCTTGGGTTATTTCATATTTTAATATAGTTTGAGCAACTCCATCGAAATGCCTCTCTTGGAAAAATTGAATAGCATCATCAACTAAATCATCGATCTGTTCTTCAGCCACATTAATTTCCAAGACTGGCGCCCCGAGCTTTCTTTTACAGTAATCAACTAGTTCTTGTCTGGAGGATGGTTT